AGGACAGCTGAATACAGCCAGTCGCCCTTGGCTTCGAAACGAAGTTCTCGTTCTATGTAACCATGTCCGGCCGGGCGCACCGTGGTCCCGCCAGGAAAATGAGCATGGGCAAAGGTCAAATAGGCGTCGCGGACGGCAGCATCGATGGCTGTTGCCGCTCGTAGCTGTTCTTCGAGTCTATGCGGATCAAGCAGCATCTTGCCTCCCACCTCTTGGTTCCGCGCGGCCTTCTAATCCAAACACCCTCGAAACAAACGTCAAGCGCGGAGTCGCGTGACAGATATGCCCACACCACGCGAAACCATTCTCGGCGCACTGCACGCGCGGCTCTCGGCGCTGCCCGCCACCGCCCTGCGGGCGAGGTGCTGCCCGAGCACGTGCCCGCCGACGGCCTGCTGGTCCCGCGCGGCGGCGAGCCGGGGGAGTCGGCGCCGTCCGTGGCCGTCAGGGCGCGGCCGGCTTCGGAAAAGCCTCTGGCCTCTCCGAGGCAACGTCGGGCACAATATCGCGAAAACCGTGCCGGGGCAGCGCCATGCCATCAGCGATCCGAAGGGAACAGGACAACGCCTCGCTACTGAGAGCGCAGCGGGAATTCCGCCATGCGGCGGATGCGATCGCCGATGCGTGGAGAAACTTCCCGGAAGTCGCCGCCATCGCCGTCATCGGCTCGGTCGCGCGCGCCTTGTGGAAGGAGGTGCCGCGCTTCGCCCCGTATCGGCGTCAGGGCATCCCGCTCTGGCACGAGTGCAAGGATCTCGATCTCGCCCTCTGGATCGACGACCTGAGCAGGCTCGGAGACCTGCGGCGGGCCAAGGTCAAGGCGCTTCATCGAGGGCGGGTGCGCCGTCCGGACTTCGGGGTCGCCGATCACCAGGTCGATACGTTCCTGTTCGATCCCGGGACGGATGCGTATCTCGGACGGCTCTGTCACTTCAACCAGTGCCCGAAATCGCGCCCGGAATGCGCGGTGACCGGCTGCGGGAAAACCGCCTTCAACCGCGTTTTCCCGGATTTCGATCTGTATCACGATGCCCTCGCCGATGTGGCGGCGGCGACGCTCTACAGCAGGGCGCAAGGCCGTCTTCGATCCGCTCTGGATTTGCCCGGCCCCGCCGATGATGGCTAATGCTCTCGCGCGCGACGTCGAAGCCATGCTGCAAACGATTCCCGTAGGTCGGTGGCAGGCTCGTGGACCGGGACGGGTCGCCTTGGAACGCAGGGCTCGAAACGCAGGGCCCGAGGTGCACCGCCGAAGCTTCAGGCGGCGCTTGCCGCGCCGCTCAACCACGAAATGAGTGCCAAATGCCCACCCCCCGCGAAACCATCCTCGCCGCGCTGCACGCACGGCTCTCGGCGCTGCCCGCCACCGCGCTCCGCGGTGAGGTTCTCCCCGAGCGCGTACCGGCCGCTGGCCTGCTGATCCTGCGCGATGGTGAACCGGGGGAGCCGGAGGTGACGCTGTCGCCCCTGCGCTACCACTACCAGCACCGGGCCGAGATCGAGGCTGTCGTTCAGGGCGCCGCCCGTGACGCCGCCTTCGACTCCCTCTGCGCCAGTATCGGCGCAGCGATTGCCGCCGACCGCACGCTTGGCGGTCTCTGTGACTGGATCGAGGCCGAAGCGCCGCGTCCTGTCGATCTTCCGATTGAGGGTGCCGCCAGCCTGAAGGCGGCGGTGATCCCGGTCATCCTGCACTATTCCACGGCCGATCCGCTGGCCTGACCCCACTCACGATAGGAGAACACGATGGCACGAGCCCATGGGGCGCGGGCGCAGATGGCGCTTGCGTTCGAATCCGTCTACGGCACCGCGCCCGCCACGGGCTATCGGACGGTACCCTTTGCCAGCACCACGCTCGGCGCCGAGCAGCCGCTGATCGCCTCGGAACTGCTGGGCCAGGGGCGTGACCCGCTGGCCCCGATCAAGGATGCGGTCACTGCCGACGGCGATGTCGTCGTGCCGATCGACGTCGAAAATCTTGGGCTGTGGCTAAAGGCGGCTTTCGGCGCGCCGGTCACCTCCGGCACGACGCCCAAGACCCATACCTTCCAGTCGGGCAACTGGACGCTGCCGAGCATGGCCATCGAGACGGCGATGCCCGAGGTGCCGCGCTACGCGATGTACACCGGCTGTGTCTGCGATCAGCTGTCGTGGCAGATGGCGCGCTCGGGGCTGCTGACCGCCACGGCGCGGCTGGTGGCGCAGGGCGAAAGCGTCGCGGCGGCCACTGCCGCGGGCACGCCGACCGCGCTGGCCCTGCAGCGATTCGGGCATTTCAACGGCGCGATCACCCGCAACGGCTCGCCGCTCGGCAACGTCATCTCTGCCGAGGTGACCTATTCCAACGGCCTCGACCGGATCGAGACCATCCGCTCAGACGGCCGCATCGAGGGAGCAGACCCCGGCATGGCAGCGCTGTCCGGGCGGGTGGAGGTCCGTTTCGCCGACACCGCGCTGATCACGCAGGCCATCGACGGCACGCCCTGCGAGTTGGTCTTCGCCTGGAGCCTCGGGGCAAACGCCAGCTTCACCTTCACCGCACATGCCGTTTACCTGCCACGCCCGCGGATCGAGATCCCGGGCCCGCAGGGCATCCAGGCCACCTTCGACTGGCAGGCGGCCAAGGCCGTCAGCCCCTCGCGCATGTGCACCGCCGTCCTCGTCAACACCGTTGTGAGCTATTGATCATGATCAGACTGAACCTGACTGCCGCGTCCGCGTGGCTGACCCTCGCCCCCGGCCTGCGCCTCAACGTGGCCCCGCTGACGACTGCCTTGATGGTTTCAGCCCGCGCCGACCCGGCCATCGAAGCCCTGCCGGACACCGCCACCCAAGAAGAACTGGCGCTCGCGATGGCCAAGGCCGTCGCCCGGCGTGCCGTGCTGGATTGGGAGGGTGTCGGCGACGCCGCGGGCGATGCTGTCCCGGTTTCGCCCGAGGGCATCGATGCCCTTCTGGAAATCTGGCCGGTCTTCGAGGCCTTCCAGACCCAATATGTCGCCAAGGGTCTGATCCTGGACGCGGAAAAAAACGTCTCCGCGCCCTTGCCGACTGGTCCTTCGGCGGGGGCGAGCGGTACTGCGCGGCCTGCACAGGGCGTTGCCCAGACTGCCCCGAAAAACTGAACCGGCCAAAGACGCAAGAGGGTTGGCAGATCTGGGATTTGGTCGGCCGTCTTGGTGGCCAGTTGCGGGTGATCCCCGGCGCAGTGCTCGGCTGGGACATGGGTGCGGCCCTGGCGATGGCCAAGGCGCTCGGGATCGACACCCTGATCGCCGCCGAACTGCTGCCCGAGATCGAGGCGGTGATGGTGCGCAAGCTGAACGAACAGATCGGAGACGGCCATGGCTGAAAAACGGGTCAGTGTCCGCCTTGTCGCCGAAGGCGGCCGCCAGGTCCGGGCCGAGTTGGAAGGCATCGGTGAGGCTGGCACGCGCGGGTTTGGCCGCCTGTCCTCCGAGATGGAACTGGCCAATGCCCGGCTGGGCAGCTTCGCCCGAAAGGCCGGGATCGCACTGGCAGCGGTGACGGCCGCCGCAGCGGCTGCAGGCGTGGCGATGGTGCGCTCGGGGCTCGAGGTCATCGGCGCTCAGGCCGACATGGCCGCTTCGCTCCGGACCACCGTCGAAAGCCTGCAAGTGCTGACATGGGCCGGGGAGCTGGCCGGTGTCTCCATGGGCGAGGTCGAACAGGCCACCAAGAAGCTGACCACACGGCTGTCGGAAGCGGCGGCCGGATCGGGCTCGGCGGTGGGGGCACTGCAGCGGCTGAACCTGACGGCGGCAGAACTACAGGCCTTGCCGCTCGATCAACGAATTGCCGCTATCCAGGAGGCCCTTAACCAGTTCGTGCCCGAGGCCGAACGCGCTGCCGTGGCGTCTGACCTCTTCGGCGACCGCGCGGCACTGGCGTTCCTGCGGATCGACGCCGCCACCTTGCGGGAAGCGGCGCAGGATGTGCAGGATTTCGGGGTGGCTGTGAGTGCGGCCGATGCGGCGCAGATCGAACGCACCGGCGATGCCATCGCCAAGCTGAGCCTGATCTGGCTTGGCCTGACCAACCGCCTGACCGCTGCTGTCGCCCCAGCGCTTGAAACGGTGGCGAACGCACTGGCCGATATGGCGCGTGGCACCGGGCCCATCGGCGGCGCGATCACCGCAGTCTTCGACAACCTCACCCGGCTTGCCACCTATGCCGCGACCTTCGCCGCCTTCATGGCCGGTCGCTGGGTGGCCGGGCTGGCCGTTGCCGCCCTGTCTGTCCGTGGCCTTGCCACGGCGCTGGTGTTCCTGCGCGGGGCGCTGATCCGCACCGGCATCGGCGCGCTGATCGTCGGCGCGGGTGAGTTGGTCTATCAGTTCTCGCAGCTTGTCGCCCGTGTCGGCGGCGTGGGCGAAGCGTTCCGGCTGCTCGGCGATCTGGCGAAGGAGGTCTGGTCGCGCATCGGCCTGGCTGTCGACGCAGCCTTTGCCAACATGGCCGCTGGCTGGGAAGGTCTGAAAGCGGCCGGGCTGTTGGCGCTCGAAGGCACCATCGCGGGTGTGGTCAGCTTCGGCGACCGGACGGCCGCGATCTTCCAAGGGGCCTACGATGCGGCCGTCGCAATCTGGAGCAGTCTGCCCGGCGCCATCGGTGATTTCGCCTTCCAGGCCGCGAATGGGCTGATTTCCGGGGTTGAGGCGATGCTGAACGGCGTCGTCACGCGCATCAACAATTTCATCAACGGGTTGAACGCGGCACTGGAGCTGCTGCCCGACTGGGCGGTCGGCGAAGGCGGGGTGCGGATTGGCACGCTTGACCCGGTGGAACTGGCGCGGATCGGCAACCCGTTCGAGGGCGCGGCGACCGCTGCTGGCGCTGCAGCAGCGGATGCCTTCTCGGCGGCGTTGTCCCGGACTTACCTTGAGCCGCCCGACCTCGGGCTTGGAACGATGGCCGATGATGCCCGCGGCCGCGCCGACGGCTATCGCGAGGCGGCAGGCATGCTGGCCGATGCTGCCGGGCGTCCGCTGGCCAGTTGGCAAGCCTTGCGCGATGCGGTGACCGGCACCGGATCGGATGCAGAAGCCGCGCTGGCAGATGCCGCCAGTTCCGCAGATGCCCTGAACACTGAACTCGGCGACACCGCAGGCGCTGCCGGGAGTGCGGGCACTGCAGCGCGCGAAGCTGGCGCGGCGGCGGCTGACGGGGCTGATCAGGCTGCGACCGGCTGGGGCGCGGTGACTGCGGCACTCGCCGACTATGCTGCCAAGGCGCGCGATATCGGCGCTGACATCGGCCAGGCACTGGTCGGGGCCTTTACCTCGGCCGAGAATGCAGTCGGCGAGTTCGTCAAGACCGGCAAGCTCGACTTTCGCGATCTGGTCACCTCGATTATCGCCGATCTGGCCAAGCTGGCGGCGCGGCGGATCATCCTCGGGCCGATCGCCAACGCACTGTCCGGTGCCCTCGGCGGGGCTGGCGGGATCTTCGCCAACATCCTGCACGCCGGTGGCATGGTAGGATCGCCCGGCCCGGGTCGCATGGTCCCGGCGATGGCCTTCGCCAATGCCCCACGCATGCATGCGGGCGGCTGGGCCGGGATCAAGCCCGACGAGGTTCCGGCGATCCTGCAACGCGGCGAGCGTGTCCTCTCGCGCCGCGAAGCCGCAAGCTACGGCGGGTCCAGCGCGCCCGCCGTGAACGTCACCATCATGGCGCGTGATGCCGAAAGCTTCCGGCAGTCGCGCACGCAGGTCGCGGCCGACATTGCCCGCGCCGTGTCGCTGGGCCGGAGGGGCATGTGATGGCATTTCACGAGGTACGCTTCCCCGATAACATCAGCCGCGGGGCGCGCGGGGGGCCGGAACGGCGCACGCAAGTGGTCGAACTGGCCTCCGGCGATGAGGAGCGCAACGCCAGCTGGGCCAACTCGCGCCGCCGCTATGATGTGGCCTACGGCATCCGTCGCGCCGACGATCTGGCAGCGGTCGTGGCATTCTTCGAAGCCCGCAACGGCCGCCTGCACGGTTTTCGCTACAAGGACTGGGCGGATTACAAATCCTGCCTGCCGTCGCAGCCGGTCGCCCCGACCGACCAACCCATCGGCATCGGCAACGGTGCTGTCACGACCTTTGCCCTGCTGAAGCGCTACGCCTCCGGCGCGCAAAGCTGGACCCGCGCCATTGCCAAGCCGGTGGCAGGGACCGTCCGTCTTGCCCTGAACGGCGTCGAACAGATGACCGGCTGGAGCGTCAACACCGCCACCGGCAGCGTCACGTTCACCACTGCCCCCGGCGCGGGCGTCGCGATCACGGCGGGCTTCGAATTCGACGTCCCCGTCCGCTTCGACACCGACATCCTCGATGTTACGCTCGACCTTGAGCGGCTGGGGTCGATCACATCCATCCCGCTGTTGGAGATCCGGCGATGAACGAAGAAACGGGCTTTGTCGCCGCTGTGCTGCGTGACCTGGCGACCTCCACCGCCGTCATCCTGGCGGCTTGGGGCGCGCTTGGCGGGGCGACCAACGCCCTGACCACGCGGATGCGGCTGCGCGACGCCCTGCGCCACATCCTGCTCGGCGGTCTGATCGCGGCGGGGATGGGCAGCCTGTCCATGGCGGTCATCACCGCCTGGCTCAGCCTGCCCTCGCAGGCGATCCCGGCCGGGGGTGCGGCAGGGTCGGCCGCCTATCTGGTCGGCGTCTTCGGACCCGCCTTCATCGAGGTCGTCCTAGCCCGGCTGCGCAGCGGCAAGGGAGGCAACCCCGATGCATGAACTTCTCCGCCTTGCGCGCGCCATCCGCTGCGACGCGGCTGACCCGGCACAGGCCTTCAGTCACCGTCTTCGTATCGGCCTCCTGATCGCCGCCCTGATCCTGATCCTTTCCTCCATCTTCGGGTGATCCCATGCACATGACTGATCGAGGGCTTCTGGCCCTCGTCCGGCACGAAGGACTCGTGCCCGGACCCTATCTCGACGTCAAAAACGTCTGGACCTTCGGCATCGGCCACACTGCCTCGGTAGGGCCGCCCGATCCGGCAGGGATGCCGCGCGGCATGCCCGCCGATCTGGACGCCGGGATCCGCGAGGCGTTCCGGCTCTTCCGCGCCGATATCGTGGCCTATGAGGCCGAGGTGCTGCGCGCGGTAAAGGTGCCACTGGAACCGCACGAGTTCGATGCGCTGGTCAGCTTCCACTACAACACCGGCGGCATCGCGAAAGCGTCGCTGACCCGCCACCTGAACGCGGGCAACCGCGCCGCTGCCGCTCAGGCTTTCATGGGCTGGCTCCGACCCGCAGCGATCCGTATGCGCCGCGCGGCCGAACGCGATCTGTTCCGCGATGGCCGCTATCCGACCGGCACCATCCCGGTCTGGGCGGTGGATCGCAACGGACGGGTGGATTTCTCGCGACCGATCCGGCGAATGACTGAGACCGAGGCGCTGGCATTGCTGCGCCCGGCAAGCGTGTGGGTGCCGCCGACTCAACCGTCTGCTGCCCCGTCGTGGTGGCAGCGGCTGATGGAATTGTTCAATGGAAAGGCAACATCATGAACTGGAACCTCGCGCGCGGGCTGGTCTATCTGGCCTGTCTTGCCGCCTCCGGGCTGGCCATGGCCGGGCTGGCGGATTTCGATCTGGCGACCGGCAGCTTCGATCTGCGCCCCTTCAATCTCTACGCCTTGACCGGCACCGCCGGGGGCGTGGTTTCCTCGGCTTTGGCCTCGGTCGCGCTGTGGCGTGGGTGGGGGCGGAAGTGAAGGCGCTACCGCCCGCGCTTCAGGCCCATCTCGATGAGGGCACGACGTCGCTGGCCTGGTGCTGGCGGATCGTGCGGGCCGATGGGGTGACGCTCGGTTTCACCGATCACGACCGAACCCTGACGTTCGACGGCACCGATTTCGAGCCGGAGAGCGGTTTCGCGGCCTCCGAGGTGCGTTCTGGGTCCGACCTTTCCGTCGATGCGCAGGATGCCCAAGGTGTACTGTCTTCTGACCGGATCACCGAGACCGACATTCTCGACGGACGCTGGGACAACGCGGCCGTCGAGGTCTGGCGGGTAAATTGGGCCGCGACTTCCGAGCGCTTGCTGATGCGGCGCGGGGCCATTGGCCAGATCCGGCGCGGGCGGTTGGCATTCGTCGCCGAGGTGCGATCGCTGGCTCATGTCCTCGGTCAGACCGTTGGTCGAACGTTTCAGGCAAGTTGCGATGCCGCCCTTGGCGATGCGCGCTGCGGGGTCAATCTCGAGGCACCGGCGTTGAAGGGCACCGGCGCGATTATCGACCTACTGCGCGACCGTGCCTTTACCGCCTCCGGGCTTGGCGGTTTCACCTCAGGCTGGTTCACCTTCGGCACCCTCGACTGGACCAGCGGGGCCAATGCCGGGCGGCGGGCCGAGGTGCTGGCGCATGACCTCGTCGACGGCGTCGCCATCCTGACCCTGCTGGAAGCCCCTGTGCGCGCCATCGCCGCGACCGACACTTTCACCATCCGCGCTGGATGCGACAAGCGCATCGCGACCTGCGGCACGAAGTTCGGCAATGTCGCCAACTTCCGGGGCTTCCCCAACATCCCCGGCCAAGACGCAGTCCTGCGCTATGCCACCACCGATGGCGGGCACGAAGGGGCGGTACTGTGACACCCGTCAATGCCGATCTGGTCATCACAACCGCGCGGTCCTGGCTGGGAACGCCCTACCACGATCAGGCCAGCCTCAAGGGCGTCGGCTGCGATTGCCTTGGCCTCGCGCGCGGCGTCTGGCGCGAGGTGGTGGGGCCCGAACCGTTCCCGATCCCGCCCTACAGCCGCGATTGGGGCGAAAGCGGCCCGCGCGAGGTGTTAGCTGAAGGCGCGCGCCGCATGATGCCGGAAGTCGCACCCACCGACGCGTCACCCGGCGCACTGATCCTGTTCCGCATGATGCCGCGCGCCATTGCCAAGCATGTCGGCATCCTGACCGGTCCCGACACCTTCCTGCACGCTTATGAACGGCTCGGCGTCATCGAGGAACCGCTGACTTCAACGTGGCACCGCCGCATCGCCTTCGCCTTCCTCTTTCCCCAACGCTGAGAGAACTACATGGCCACGCTTGTCCTCGGCGCTGTCGGCACTGCCATCGGCGGGGCCTTTGGCGGCGCGATCCTCGGTTTCTCCGGCGCGGCCATCGGTGGCTTCATCGGCTCGACCGTGGGCTCTGTGGTCGACAGTTGGATCGTGTCGTCATTGGTCCCCGCCCAGCGGATCGAGGGCGCGCGGCTCGACACGCTGCGCATCACCTCGGCCACCGAAGGGGCGGTGATCCCGCGGCTTTACGGCCGGATGCGCATCGGCGGCAATATCATCTGGGCCACCGATTTCCGCGAGGAGACGAAGACCACCACCCAAGGTGGTGGCAAGGGCGGCGGGGGCGGCAAGGTCAAGACGACGGAATACCTCTATTATGCCAGCTTCGCCGTGGCGCTCTGCGAGGGACCGATCACCGGCATCGGCCGCGTCTGGGCCGATGGCAAGGCGATGGACATGACCGGCGTGACCTGGCGCTGGTATCCCGGCAACGAGGCGCAGACGGCCGATCCCTTCATCGCCGCCAAGATGGGGGCCGCCAATACACCCGCCTATCGCGGTACGGGTTATGTCGTGTTCGAGGATATGGCGCTGGCGACCTTTGGCAACCGCCTGCCGCAGCTGTCGTTCGAGGTGTTCCGCCCGCTGGCTGATCCCGACACCGCCGAAGGCCTGACCCGCGCCGTCACCCTGATCCCGGCCTCGGGCGAGTTCACCTATGCCACCGACGCGATCCGCAAGGGCAGCGGCGGTGCCACGGTTGCCGAGAACCTGAACGCGCTGCCAGATCAGCCCGACATCGTCGTGGCGCTGGACCGGCTGCAGGCCATGGCCCCGGCGGTCGAGAGCGTCAGCCTCGTCGTGGCCTGGTTCGGCAACGACCTGCGCGCGGGGGTCTGCAAGGTGAAGCCGGGTGTCGAGGTCGCCTCCAAGGCCACCACCCCCGCCAATTGGGAGGTCGACGGCGTCAGCCGGGCCAGTGCCCATCTGGTCAGCCGTGATGCCGAAGATCGGCCGGTCTATGGCGGCACGCCGGCGGATTTTGCGGTGGTGCAGGCGATCCAGGAGATGAAGGCGCGCGGTCTGCGCGTCACGCTCTCACCCTTCCTGCTGATGGATGTGCCGCCTGGCAACACGCTGCCGAACCCCTACAGCGCCAATGCCGCCACGCCCGGTCAGCCTGCATTTCCCTGGCGGGGACGGATCACCTGTTCTCCGGCAGCGGGTTTTACCGGATCGGTCGACAAGACCGGCACGGCCGCAACGCAAGTGTCGGCGCTGTTTGGGACGGCGACGCCGGGGAATTTCAGCGTGTCGGGCGAGAGCGTCAGCTTCACCGGCTCGCCT